ACTAACAAGCACTTTATCTTTAATTGGTTTTAAGTTGCCTTTAACTGTATTGTACATATATCCTTTAATAATCGATTATAGGGTCGTAAACACGATCTTCTTCGTGATTTTTATTATAAAAGTTGATTTCAAAAATTTTAAATCCCAGTAAGTAAAAGGACCAATAAAATCCTTTATGTGATCCTTTTAATCTAATATCCATTGTGTAATTAAGTATTGCAAACCAGCCTAACGAAATAAATGATTTTAAAAAATCTAATTCTATTATGTAATTTTTTGTTATATGGATAGCAAAAAATCTACGCATCAAGCATCCTTAGGAACAAAATTTCCGTCTGCATCTTCTACCCAACTTTCTTCTGTTACTACAAGTGGATCTTTAGTTCTGCTTTTCTTTTTTGTAGTTGTGACCTGTTCTGCCATTATTTCAGATGTTTTAGTAATAACAGCAGGTTCTTCATTAGGTACTCCTTTTTGATTTGCATAATACTCTTTTAAAATTTCTTCTCTTTTTCTAATTATTTTTCCTCCAGGACCTAGTTCATCACCTCTTGCATTTACACGCATATTGCCTACTGCTGGAGTCAATTCGTTTCTTTGTCGTAATAAATCCATGTCAACGGCTTTGCCTTGCATTGATTTATATGTTTTTCTTCCAGGCGATTTCATTGGCATTTTTTTCTCCTTTATTTTAAAAAATCTGTAAAATCTAAATGGTATTTTAATGGATCAATTTTATGAACCCCAATCTTGTAAAGTATAAAACTAGCAACACTAGAACCTCGACCAACACCCCAAATTATATTATTAGAGCGTAATATTTCAACTAAAAAAACAAGATATTGCAGAAGTGATATTAGATTTGCTTTTTTAAATTTTTCAAATTCGAAATAGAATCTTTCTAGTTCTTGTTGTGTTGAACATTTATTTTTTATAAGTTCTGCAATATCTAAATTTTTGTACTGGTCAGGCATCAACCATATAGATTGCTGTGATAGATCAAATTCTTCTAAAGTTTTGTAATTTTTTTTTAAATTAAAAACCTCTGTTAATCCTAATTCATCTATATGTTTGTTAAATTGATTGATTAATTGATTATTATGATTATAATTTACACTGATGTTTTTTAGTTTATTGGTATACGCAAGGTCTATTAAATTGTTTTCTGTATACATCATACAGCCAAAAAAATCAGTTTCCATAGTAATTATTTTACTTTACCTTGATAAGATTGTCAAGATCTAAATCAGGAATTTCATTCTTAATCTCTTGATTTCTTTTATGTATCTCTTCTTTATAATCTTCTAACAGCATGTACATTTGTGAGAGAACATGCTCATTATTTGTCATAAAAGTTTTTTGATGTAAATTTTTATAATTTTCATGTAAATCTGCAGTATTTAAATTTTTTAAATTACTTGCAAATGGATGCATTATGTAAATTCTCCTAGATAGTTTCCAAATACAGTGTCCCCACCGTCAATTGTCCAAAATTCAAAAATTTTAGGATTTGTAGCGGTAGCAATTGTAAATTTTAATTGACTATCGATTTTTGGAAAACTTGCAGGAACTTTGATATTGTTACCTTGTGTACTTGCCCATGTTACTGTATGTGAATTTTCCCCGTCTCCGATTACTTGAACTGTAACTTTTGCCTTTTTGTTTGGGGCAGGCCATAAATCTAGCGTCAAGGTTAAATCATTAGTAATAGTTATTTTTTGATAACTTCCTGTAGACCATTGAACAGTTGTTGATACTGTTGCTGCTTTACTTATATATTTTTCAGTGATACGATGCAATATTGCGTTTTGTAATTCATTGCTATCAAAATCGTTGTTGGCATTAAGTTTTGCTGTGGTTGTTTCTAATGTGGTAATTTCATCTTTTGCTACGGTTAAACCAACTTTTATCTCGTTAAAATTATCTCTGAAACCTTGACTATCGTTATCTTGACCTGCTATAGGAAAATTTTCATCGATAGATGTTGTTTGTATATTTGACATGAATTTTTTTCTCCGTTTTAACTATTTATCTATGCGTTATGAGCGTAATTGTGAAATGCAATATATCTGTCTTCCGAATCACCTTTAATAGTATCAATGATAAACCTATCAATTTCAAAATTGTAATCTACAAAATTTATATTAGCTTTTTGTAAAGCAGTATAAATTTCTTTACTTTTGCCTGGCAAACAATAACACAGAGGAATTGCTGTAACATAACCTAAATTTTTAATTGAATTTGTTTGAGCAGTTCTCATCCATAAAGGTAGAAAATTTATTTCAGTAATTCCAATTTTCCTTATTTCCTCCCTTACGTGGTATATGTTTGATATGTATCTAATATTTTTTCCTGCACCGTCTATCGTCATACCAGCAAAGTCTGCTTTTAATGTATTTTCAGGATCAGGTCTAAATCGGTAAGGCTCATTAGCTCCTTGCACCAAATTACCAGTATTTGATGTAATAGGTAATGGACTTATGTCAGAATGTAAATCTACAGTAAGAGGTTTTATGTCAATAAAATATTTTGGACCATATCTTGATAGTATTGTAAAGTTAGGATCAAAGTAATGTACTACTTCTCCGTGATCATTAGTTTGGATTTCAATACCAATTGGAGGTGGCAATTCTACACTAAATCTATCATAGTTATAACTTGTTTGATCCACAGTAACTTTTCTCTTTTTTTGAATTTTAAAATGTTTTTCTGTAGGATTATATTCTTCATAGTTATTTTGTGGATCAATAACATCAACATAAACAACTTCGTATATAATTTCTTGTGTGCCGGGTTTTTTGGCTACTGCAGTTTTAATTTCACCTAATTTATATTTTTTTCTTTTTGTATTTGTGGCTAGTGCTGCTACATATTTGTCAGCTTCTTTAGTTTCTATTCCAGCATAAATGAGCATTTTTAATTTTTTTTGTAATCCAAAATTTGGATCAGTAGGCCGGTATATAAAAGAATAGTCAAAAATTTTATAATCATTTAAAAGTTGCTTAAATTTTTCTCTACTTTTTTCAATCATAAAAGGTTGTGCATAGATATTGCTGTAGATATTATCATCTGCAACTTCAATACTTAGATTAAATGTTTTGGTAGTTGCACTGTATCCATAATGATCTCTAACTTTTGCTGTAAAAGAAAAATTTCTATCTATGATTGTTGTGTTTTGATCAAATAATAAATTACTTGAATCTAATGTTGTAATACCTGGTTTTGAAAAGGTATACAGTTTCCAATTTAAAATATCTGTATCAAAAGAACTTGAACTCAGGTGAGCTTGTGTTGCAATATAAAAATTACTATTAATTGTAATTATATCATTTAAATTGTAAATTCTTTGTGGTCTCCACGAACTGCGATAAAATCCTTCGCCAAATGTTCGTACAGAGCCAGTAATTTCTCCTGTGATTGATAAATTTAATCCCGGAGGCAATGATCCATTTTCTATATTGTACAACAATATAGAATTTGATACAGATGTTTCTGCTTTGATTGATAATAAGCTTATCGCATTTGTGTTTATTGTTCCTAGACTATTAGGAGTAATCCAATTAATGTAACTATCTACTTCGCCTAATATAGTTAATGTAAAAGTTTTATCTTTGTAAACTTCTTCTGCTAAATTAGAATATTTTCTAGTTGCTCGCAGCGTAAATTTGTATTCACGAGTTATAGTTTTTTGGTACGGAACTTTCCCAGCAATTTCTCCATTTGTTGCATCTAATTGTAAATTGTATGGCAACTTACTAGGCGAACCATCGTCGTTAGTCGCAAGTAATTCATATGATACATTTCCGTAGGAAGTATTTAGATCAACAACATCAAAGATTAATGTTATATAATTATTTGCTCTTTTGTATCCTAAATTAGCAGGAGTAAGCCATATAGGTGTTCTAAGGAATGTATTATCAGCTGAAAATACTCCTGTTGAAACTTGCATGATAGTATTATCTGCTCTTAAAAAATCTTCTCCTACAACATAAATTTCAAAATTTCTATTTACAGTTACATAACCGTCTGTTATTGTAACAACAAATTGATAGTAGCGATTAAGTTTTTTTGGCGCTTTACTTGGAATTGCATAGTCAAAAATTTCGGTATCGAAGTTGTATGTATCAAATCCATTATCGGATCTTAAATCAAAGTATTCTCCTTTTTCTAATGCTTTAATTGGATTTATTATGCCTACCAATCGCCCATCATTAGTCAATGATAAGCCCGGTGGTAATTCTCCATTAAAAAGATAAAATTCTAATTTTTCTCCTGCTAATATGTCTGTATCCTCTGCCTCTAGTTGAAAATCTATCAAAGAGCTATCGATTATAAAATATCTATTATTATTACCGATAGGCAGACTGCCAGCAGGAGTAATCCAATTTGGATCGTCATTTCCGCTAACAACTATTTTGTAAGTACGGTCTTCATACTCTTTATTTTTATTTGCTCTAATAACAAAACTATACAAAGTTTCAATAGAAACTTCAAGAGGAGTTCCTATAATCTGATTATTTTTTAATCTCATTCCTTTTGGTAGGTTACCACTAATTATTTCTAAAGTTAAATTATTTTCTTCTAATGGTAAAAATGATTCGTCAATAGGTAAATCTACAGTATTTGTTACATGTTCGGGTATATTTGCTATTATCGCTCCAGATGCTTTCCGCCAATACGTCATTACATTTCCTTAAAATACACCTGGGTCATAATTTACTACAGCAGGTGCGTCAAATGTTCCAAAATCTACAGTAGATACAAAAATAATGTAATCAAGTAGTGAATTAATAGTATAATTAAAATCACCAAATTCTAATTGATTTATTATGTTATTTAAATTTCTAACGTCAATTCCATATACAAGTCCTTCTAAATTACCAGCAAATGTATTTGACGTTATTTTATGTACATCTGTAATTTCATTATTGTTACCAATTAAAGTACCTCCTAAATGTGGATCTTTATCTAAAAACAGTAGGCCTTCACCAATAACATTCGTTCTAATATAATTGTTTCCATTTTCATTTGCAACCACTGTTCCTATATTTCTTCCTCCTTGGAAGTATATATGTCTATCACCGCCATCTAATATTGCACTTCCTGCATCTGTCAAAAATGTTATTGACTGTAATCCAGCATCGCTTGTTATAGTTATAGAATCTCCGTATTGGGTTAAAAGGACATTTGCACCTTGCTGGATGGTTTTAAATTTAAAAACATTTCCTAACTTTTCTTTAAAAATTGGGACACCACTTCCTAAATTTTCAGCTTCGGTTCGTACTGCTTGATCTAGTATATACTGCATTTCTTCAAAATTATCATTAACCTTAATGAATGCTTCTCGCAGATCGTCGCCTGTTCCATCATTTGCCAAGTAACCAACATTAATTTTTTTAATAGCCATTATTTATCCTTATAATACTCCAACTGCAATTTCAATAACTTTAATTTCAGTATCGTTGCTAGCCTCAATTGCTTTACCAATTATTGCTCCGCCTTTAAATTCTTGTGTCGCTATTGCTACCCCTGCTATATCGCTAGCAATTAACATATCACCTTTTTCAACTTTGCCTATTACTAAACATGGAACTCGACCTTTTAGCGCAATTGCCGTTCCATTTTCAAGTTTACTGTTCATTAAGTATGCTGGATCTGTAGAAACAACACCGATTACTTTTGTTGTTGCTAATCCTTTTGCAGCAGTTACTTCTTTATCTCCGCCAAACATCATTACAGTTCCTGGAGTATAATGTTCGTCTGCTTCATACATTTCAGCTAAGTCGGCGTATTGTGCTTGGGTAGCTGTTCCGTCAAACGTGCTTGCATATACAGTGTTCCATCTATGGGTTGCTATCCCTAAATTTCCATTGCCTGCACTTGTTGATAGTACATTTACACCACTAATTTGTAAACCAGTTGTAAGAGTGCCATTTACAATTGATTTAAATACTAATTTTGCATCTTCTGCTGTATATGTCCTATCTGTACAATCTGCTTGAATTTGACAAACTGTCTCGTACTCTTGCCCTACCGGCGCACCAGTTACTTTGGTACGGAAATTCATAACACCAGCAGTATTTGTATTTGCGTCTGTACTTTCTAATGTTGCGGTCGGAGCGGTACTTGAGATTATATTACCGCCTACAGTAATGGTATTTGTTGTTGTTGATCCGTTTGTTCTGCTTGTAACTGTTTGTAATGTATCAGTTTCAGAAAACCCTGTTAAATATCTACCATCTAAATTTTTAGTGTATGTAGAGTTGTCGTTCATTGTAACAGTAAACACACCTGTAGAAGTATTAAAATCAATTCCAGAAACATACGTGTCTTCGCTTGCTATGCTAAATTGCGTTGTTCCTGTTACTGGTGCCGATTGTGTTATTGTAACATTTGTTCCACTTACTAGTTTTATGGTGTTTGTTTCTGCGATAGTAACAGCATTATTTGTGTCGGAAAAAATATTAAATCCGCTATAAGTATCTATTGTTTTAGAGGCAATTGATGTAACATGACCAAACCCATCTATGCCTACACTTTGAATTACTGTATTTCCGGTATTATTTTCATGACCGTTTGCTTGAGAGCTAGTATCTGCATGCGCTATTGTGTACCTTACTGTTTCACCGCCATCAATTGCTTTTACAGTTCCAGACGTACCAGTTAAAGGAGCATTTGCCATTACAAATCTATCTCCTACTACATAGGGTGCGTTATTGCCGCCTGCATCAATTGTTGCCCAATTGGTATCTCCTAAAGATACAATTTCATATAAGAATCCGTCTAATGCAGCATCGACATTTGTTGTAGGTGCGTCTGTATCTACTATTAATCCATTACCAACTGATAAGCTAGTAATATAATCTCCTATAGTATGTGTTCCTAGTGTTACTGAATTGTTTTGTTGAGATACTGTAATTTCAAGATTTGCTAAATTTATCATTTGAGCGGATCCTGAAACTGCACCGCTTATCGTAATGGTTGGGTCTTCAACATTAAAATTTAGAGTACCGGAAGTATCATTGTAAGTTACATTTATGCCACTTTCAGTGTTATTAGCAACCATATTTCCAACAATGTCTTGTACTTGCTCATCTACTAATGTTAGCACTACATTATTAACATTTGCACTTCCGTCTATTGTGAATGAACCTGTTACACCAGTGACTGAGGCACCATTGTCTTGGAATGTTACTGTTCTAGCAGTTGCCCATTTATCTGCAGACGTAGCGTTCCCTACAAAACCTACAGTTGCTGTTGAAACAAAGGTATTTGATCCTGCGTTTAATGTTTTATTGATATTCCAACGATCGTCAGTGCTTGTATAAGTAATTGTGGGATTGGCAATTACAGG